TTGTCATATCCACAACGCCAGCGCCGTTAAAAGATGTTCCGTTGTCAGATATAAACCACTCATCCGTTCCCACTGGGTCTAAATCGCCTGAAGCAACTGTTCCTGTGTATCCATAGTTTCTAAAAGTTTTGTAATTTGTTGATGTGTCTGACCCGCTGGCTCGCAATCTAATGCTGTTGTAAGTTTGATTCACTGATGCTGAATCAAATGTAAATAACAAACGATAATTGTCGTATGTAGATGAAAACACATTATTTATTGAAACTGAACTTTGAGCAGAAAAAGTATTTGTTGTGATCAAAGTTAATGCTCCACTTGATGGAGTAGCCCATTTTAAGCCTGTTGAAGCGGTACTATCCGCCACAAGTGTTTGGCCGTTAGTGCCAACACCTAGACGCGCATCGACTGTGCTAAAAGTAAATAAATCGCCCTTAGTTGTTAGCGGCGTCTGATCCGTAGGAGTGACCCACGTAAAGTCCATATTGGTCGCACTTGTCTTAGATAAGACCTGACCAGTTGTGCCACCGAGTAAATCTTGCAGCGACGTATCAACGCCATGGCCGAATGTGTTGAAATCTGCTGGGAGATTGGTAACGAGCGAAGAGCTCGTCGGCATGACCCAGCCGAAGTAGGTAGTTGGATTTGCCATCGTTTCTCCTTAATTGACGACTAGCGCGTCTGCGTAGTCAAGTGTAGGGCTAAGAGTATTAAAGGTTTCGGCGACACTTACATCTTGCCATTCCATCGCCTGGAGTGAGAATGGAAGTGGCGAGACAATAAGGGTCACTGAAAGCTCGTTGAATGAAGCTTGGAATCGCCAGCCCTCGACAAAGCCCAAGAAGTTTCCTGACTGCATATTGGCCGGCAAGTTTGATAGTGAAATCGGCTGACCCATAAACACGTTGATAAGAGCGTCACGATCTGCATCATCGACTTCTGGATTGGTCAGTGCAAAAGTGATGGATTCTAGGAATGCCTGTGGCTGGGCTCTTAGTGTCAGATAGAAATTGGCTTGAGATAGGGCATCGGCAGAATGCTCAAGCGATGTCGTAATCTGTTGAGCCAGTTTTCCATAGAGTGCGATAGAAGCTGCACTGGTAGCCGTCTGCGTTCCAGACTTCCAGACGATGGAGACATCGTTGCGAATATCTCCTGCCTTAGTCTGAATCTTAATTCCACGGCCTAGAGCTTGATTGGCATCGAGTTCGGTGTAGCCATTAGTGGCTAAGTAGGTTGAACGATGCGTCGAATCCGCATAGGAGATAAGTCCAGAAGCGTCCTCGTATAAATAACCAAGTCCGGAAGTCGCAAGGTCAGCCACCAGATTCCAGGTAATTGTCTGACTAGATCCGCGATTGGCCAGCTCATAATTGCCTGGACGATCTATCTCTCCTAAGCCTGTATTTTCAGCAGTAGCCCATGTTGTAGTTGCTGGAGTGTAATTCGCCCACGTAAGAGCTGCTGGAACCTCGCTCCAGTTATTAACGAGTAAATCCTCCAGGATTGTATAGATCTGGTCGCCGTCATAATCCTTAGTTAAGACGCCATTAGTTAAGGCCTTCTGGAGCCTTGAAAGGGCTCCTAGAGCCGTGATGGTGACTTCCTGAGTGATTGCCACTGACCCAGTCTGTGAAACTGTCACAGCAACGTCCACGATGCTTCCGCCGAAGATTGGAACGAATGCGCCAGCAGTGTCCTTGACTTGAATTGAAACTGCGTCATTGATTTCAGCCGTGATAGCGCCAAGATTAAGATTGATGAGATTGAGAGTGCAATAACCGGCTTGAGCCTGTGTGTAGATATTCGTGCGCCCTGATGAGATTGAAAGATTGGCTAGAACGACGTCAGTGTATTCAACGCCTTGGATTGTTACTTTCCAGACTGGAGCCCATTGAGTCATCAGATTGCCTGGAGTGCGCCGGCTCCGCCAGTGCCACGATAGAACGAGTCATTGAGAACATTTACGATTGTGCGTGCAGTGCCTTCGGCGTCGATTGCCCCATTGACTGTGACATTGATTCGAGCTGCATTCTGTGAATCGGTAAAGCCACCACCGCCCATAGCAGCGAGACGAGCTGCATTCTGTGAATCGGTAAATGCCCCACCTGCTGCTGCTGCAACCTTGATTGCACCGGCTGCTGCTGATGCAATTCCTCCTCCGCCTCCGCCTCCGCCACCGCCTCCTCCGCCCCCAGAAGGAACGACGATTGCTGGCACTGATGATCCACCGCCGCGAATTGCACCTGGCGCGCCTGTCGTAGCGAATGATTGTCCGCTAATTTTTGATTCTATAAGACTACGCGTCTCAGAAGCAGACAAGCCCCATTTACTTGGATCAGTGATTACACCTAATAAACCTAAAGTAAATGAAGCAAACTTAACAACCTTATCCAAAGCAGCGATGATTGTATTAAGCCAACCAATCATCTTTCCTAAGCCAGAGCTCTGACCTGTATTTGCTTCGCTATTAAACACGCCGAACATTTTACTTAATGACGTTGTAAGACCTTTGACTGTTTCTCCGAAACCGAATGCAGCAGTTTCAGTTGTTGTCATTCCGTCTTTCAATTTGCCTTTGCCACTAAATCCTAAGGCGAAAGCATTAAAAGCTGGAAGGACATTTTCGTTGATGTAATCAATTAAGGACGTAATCATTGGCAATAAACCTTGACCAATAGTTTCTTTTGCTTCATCGAAACTGACTTTTAAGATTGCAATTTTGCCTTCATAAGTCTCTGCGTTGGCAGCAGCAGCTCCACCGAATAAATCTGTTAATTTTTGCTGAACGTCTGTAAAAGACATTGTCTTGAGTTCTGCTGCGGACAATCCAATTCCTAGCTTGCCTAGAGCTGCCGTATTGCCGTCGTAAGCTTTACCGATTGCATTGGCAACAGTCTCCAGTGGCTTTCCAGTTGCAGTAGCCACATCAAGGGCAACAGTAAGAAGATCCTGCGCCTTGCTTATGTCTCCAGTTGAAATTGCTAGTCGCTGCAACGCTGGACGAAGCTTGTCATCTGCGACACCAGTTGCCAGAGACATTTTTAGAATAGATCCTTCAGTCGCTGCAATTTGTGCATTAGTTGCACCAGTGGCATTCTCTAAAGCAAGAGCCAGTTTATTTTGTGACGCTTCATCTTCAATCGCGGCTTTAACTCCATCGATTCCGATTTTGATTGCATAAGCTCCAGCAGCAGCTCCGGCTGCGGCGAATGCCAGCCCTGCTTTTTTGCCAAAGTCGAGCATTTTTGTTGAGGAGCTATCGACGTCGCTATTGGCTGCATTGAGCGATTTCTTAAGTTGATCTACATCAGCAAGAATCGAAAGCTTGAGTGTGCGCGATTGTCCGGCCATTTACCACTCCTTTAAGATTCTGTCGAAAGCAGTTTCCCACTTAGCAATCAAGTCTGGTTGGATTTCGCGGAGTGTCGGATAAATAAACCAACCTTTAGATCCGCCCCGAATACCACTACCTGACCAGACTGGGAATTGCTTAAACTTGTTAGATCCGAACTCTGTACCGCCCCAGAGATCCTTTGTTGTTCCACCACCAGAAAACTTTTGACTTACGAAGCCGAAAGAGAGCTCACCAATCTTGGAAGATTTAGATACACGGGAGCCACTGGCAATTCTGTCGGCGGCCTTGCCTCTGGTGACGGCCTTTTGCTGGATTTTGCCTTGAGCAAATTCTGCCAGAGCTGACGATTCTCTTTTAGCTGCATCGGTAGCTTCTGCGTCCATAGCCTTGAACGCTGATGTGATGCGACGAAGATCAGCCTTGTCATAGGCAATCTCAACGTTGTCGCTCACTTTGTTTCTCCAGTATCTCGAAAGCTGTATAGATTTGCTCCGCCGTCGTCCATTCGCTCATCGGAATTCCTGTGGCTATGGCTAACTCCACCAGGATTCGATTTACGCTTCCGGCGGCGTAACTTTTGGGAGAACGTCACCGACTGTCACGTCGGCCACTGTTTCACACCAGATTTCATAGCCTTTGATTGGCTTGCCACCAGCTTCACGTTTCATCGCATTCCACGCAAGGAAGAGAAGATCAGAGATTCCAATCTTCTCCTGCGCCTGCGAGATTGTGCTGCCTGTCTTTTGTTCCCATTTAGCCCACTCTGGCGGTTGTGCCGTGTATGTGCCGAACTCGCCAGAGGTGTATTCGATGGTGATTGGTAGTCTCATTATGTGCTCCCGTTTCTCTTTCGATTAGCTGATTGTTAAGACTGGTGTTGAAGCGCAAAGCATTGACCATGAGTCAGTTTGTGCATCTGGTGCAGTGCCGCCAGCAGTTGGAGCCACTGGGAAAGCAGTGCCAGCGAATGATGCGCCGGTAGCTGATACGAGCGTGAATGCAAGTGCAGTGTTAGGAGCAGAAGTAAACGCAGTCCACATCGCTTCAAAGAGTGATGATGTTGCGCCCCAGTCTGCAAGAAGCTCGATATTAAGTGTCCATTGATCATCGATGTGCTTATAGGCTTTTCCATCGAGTGTCTGATAAGTCGTAATGACTGGTGCATTGACTAAAGTGACGGCAGTTGTCTGCGCGTCATAGTTTACAGTCGCAAGCGTGAAGGTTATGTCGCGACCGGTGACGATTGTTGTTGGCATTTCTTGTCTCCTTAGATTGTCTCTTGTGTGTAGTAAGTGCTGACCGCGAGATCCGCCACTAGTAGGTTGGTCGCTCCGACCTGTTGGATTGTCGGACGTTGAACGTCTCCGACTTCGTAACCAGTTGGCATCGCTGCGATGATGCTGATGATTAGCTGCTCAAGATTGTCGAGTGCTCCGGCCGTGTTGTTGTAGGCAACGGCCGCAGTGACCACGAAATTGATTTTCACGCGTACCTGCAATTTGCCGATTGTCGTCGTTTCTAAATAAGGCGAATCGGGAACGATTACGCAAGCTGGAGGAATGACTGCTTCTGGAGGCGATGAATAAACTGATGCAACGACGCCAGAGAGAGCAGTCGCAAGAGTGCCTCTGACGTTGGTCGCGATTGATGTTGGTGTAGGCATCACATGGCCATCGTTGAAACATCGACGTAATTACCTAAAAGCCCTATGACGCGATTTTGGAGTGACCGACCCATTTTATAAGGGCTCGGTTGAAAATCTACGCCTTCAATCTGACCACCTGGAGCGACCACGCTCTGGAATATCTCAACGCTGACGATGGTGACCGCCTGTTCGACTGCGTCGGTATTCGCATAGAGCGTGGCCGCGTCTGCCCCGGATAGATAAGCTACGCCGCCAGGAATGACTGGACGAAAGGTAATGTCTGCATTAGTAATGGCAGAAGTAAAATAAAAATATGGAGCCGGATATGCGAAAGGTAAGTAAGGAAAAGGATCATAATAATTTGATGTGACTGTCTGTGTTCCGTTGAATGTAGCTGGAACGCAACCTGTAACCACAACACTTTGACCGGCGACGAATGTGTTCGGCTTCTGTGTTATGTAATAGGCGACATTGTTTTGAAGATAAACGGCGGCAACTGAATTCTGATTGGCAGTCAATAGCGGCAGAATTACCTGTTCAGCAGAATCGATAATTCCTTCAAGATAGGCGTCAGAATAAAGGGCGACAGAGACGCCAAGAACCGTCCGAAGGCTGGCTACGGTAATGATTGCTGGCATCTCTGTCTCCTTTATGTGAGCTGCTGGGCTAGATACGGGAGCGCACCTAGCCCATGATTAGTTTGCTTAGGTTAGGTTGAAGCGACGTAGGCCACCTGCAAAGACGGCTTGAGCTGCGATGTAACCATAGAGTGAAATTTCAATCTCGCCTGTTGTTGGCACATTTGTGGCCAATGTTAGAGCTGGAGATTCGAAGATTTCGATTGAACGTGGCTCGATGATAAATGCTGATTCGTCGATTGAAGTTGCAACCATGTTTGGATCTACATAGTAATCAAGTCCAAGAACGTTTCCGCGAATTGATGTTGGAACCGCAGATCCTGCGTTGTTCATAGGATTTCCAGCGTTGTAGATTGGACGTCCTGTTGTATCAGTTGCGCCGAGAAGCGTTGCCCAAATAGAAGTACCTGAAACAAATGCCTTTGCAGTGCGCTTTGTTGCAGTGTATGCGGCTGGTGATTCTGTTGATACAAATGAAATCAATCCGGCTGAATCGGCAGCAGTTGCAGTAGCTTGAGTTCCGCCAGCAGTAATCTGAGCAATTACATACTGATCAGTTGCCTGAGCATACGCATCGCGAAGATTTGCCAACATGATTTCATAAAAGCTTGGATCTGATCTGTCGAGAAGCTCCACGCTGTAGCGCTGGAAGCCCATTTTCTTGATTACGGTCGCGTTAACATAGGATGAGGTAATCGCGGTCGTTCCTGTTGGATCTCCGCCTTCTGCCACTGTTGCGGCAGTTGAATTTGCAGTGATTTTAGGAATTGACACTGTCATTCCGTATGTGCTCAATGGACGTGTTCCACCGCATGCGTCAATTACTGGACGATCTGCGTTTGTGTTTTGTGCAACATCGCGAACGTATGAAACTGGTGAGAACGCTGGATTTGTTGTGAATGAATCGTCAGCTGCTTTTACATATTGACGAGAATCTTCGTTGCCAAGTCCTGCCTTGATTGTGTGCTCAAGATATGCGCCACCAGTTGTGATTGGTGATCGTGGTGATGTGAAATAGAGCGGACGAGTTGCCTCGGCCTGTACGACTTTGGAAGCCTCAACCGTTTCGGCTGGTGCTTCTGTGACGGTTGGAGTTGTTTCCACTTCGTTTTCTCCTTCGGTAGTTTGTTCTTCTGTTTCCACGACGGATTCAGAATCTTCTTGCTCACTAGCTGCGACTGCAACCTTCGCGCTGGCGATGGCTGGATCTGTAACAAGTGAGACTTCTTTGAGCGCGCTCGCGCTAATAACTAAAACGCCATCAACGTTCTTATACTTTTCAGCTAGTACGCCGACACTAAAGCCGTCGCGTAATCCGGAAGATGCTTCGACCAGACTGTCGTTGCCTGCGGTCGTATTTCCGATAGCGAACGTAGCGTCAA